GACTCAGCATACGGTCTTGGCCGGGAACCGTGACGAAGCCACGGAAATTCACCGAATTATTGAATTTACACTCGCAGGTAATGAGGGATTTGTCGTCGCCCGCCACTACCGAGAAAGTGTCACCTGCCGCTATTGTGAACGGAAACTCCAGTTGTGTCACGAATGAATTGGGCGAGACATAATTTCGGACTTCGCGGGTGAGGCCAGCGTTTAAGCCGCTGGTAAACGTCAACTGGCCGGCATCGAAATAGGTACTCACTTGCGCTGTACTCAGCGTCCCTGTGAAGGTTCGGCCATCGGCAACAGATGAAACGGTGCCGGTAAACGTGAACGCCGCCAGATTCAGTCCGCAGCGCGCGTCACCCAGCGTCGCGTCGCAAGTATCGCCGTAGACGCGGCCAACGGTCTGCTGCAACGCCTGCATCATGCCGCGCAGTTCGGCGTGAAACGCCTGGCGACCTGTGCTGACCTGTCCGATATGGCCGGTACGGATGATTCGCGAACCCATGGTGAGGTCGAGATAATTTACCTCAAATATCTGGATCGCCGCGTAGTCCCACACACCGGCCATGAGGTCGGCATCGGTAATCGTGGAACTGGACATGATACTGGCGACTTCCAGGTTGTCCACATTCAGCGCGGAACTGGTCTGCACGGTGCTGGGCACATAGCTGGAAGCCGCCAGATAGGTGATGCCGCCGATAACGAGGTCGGACGAATTACTGGTGAAACCGAGTATCGTGCCGTTGACGAGCGTGACTTTCCAGCACGTCGCCAGCGTGGTGGTTTCCTGCGCGTAATGCGCCTTGAGGGCGGTAGAGATGGTCTGCACGGTTAAACCCTGATCTCAACGAGGGGAAGCGGATGCAGATAAAAATACTTCACGCCGAGTACGCCGGGACGCGTTACTTCCGCGCTGTCGAATCGTGATTGCAATTCGTCGGTATCGAAGCGTACCGGCACATCAAATTCTGTGGCGAACGTCAACACATCGGTGGCAATCGGGTACGGCGCCACAAATGTCACAAGGCCTGTCGTGTAGTCAACAGCGATGTTACCCGCCCCTGAGCCTACGACAAGCGCAAGCCCGTTCTTGTAGCCAGTAAACGTGCCGGCAACAGGTTTCTGAATCAGCCGTTGTCCCACACTGCCGCCGCTCGAATAGTTCTTCGTCAACTGGTAGGTTGCCAGACCCGTGCCGATGCCTAGCGGCCCCATCACGCCGTTCGCCGCCGTCACTTGATAGTCTGACCAGTCCTTGAATAAAAACCCCTGCGCCATGCCCGCACGGGCACGGAAGAAATTGATCACTTCGGTCAGTTCGGATTGCGGCAATTTACGGTCGCCGAAATCCCACTTGCCGCGCGCATACTGCCAGTTCTGGTTGCGCTGCTCAAAACCAGAATTCATCACCACGATATCCGTGCTGAACTGTGCGCCGCCGTCGGTACGGTAGATAATGTAGCCTGTCTCAAATCTGGTGTTTGAAAAACTCATTAATTATTCCTCCGTGCCGCTTTGCCAGTAGCCGCAGCGATCCCCGCGAATATCTGCGATTGTGTACGGGTGTTAGTCGGCTCATTCACCGATATGTAATTGTGATTCGTTACCTGCGCGCTGCCACCGGTGAAATTCCGGTTCTCGTCGGCCGTCAGGATTCGTTCGCCCTGGTGGATCTGCGCTATCATGTCGCGCGGCACATAATCGGTGCCGACTGCGTATGACTCCCATTGACCATTGCCGCCGGCAAACGATTGATTCGCCCATGCACCAGCCGAATTAGAGTTGCCTTGGTTGATGCCAAACATTGTCAGCAGGCTACCAAAGCCACCGCCGGTCATCGTGTTCGAGTTCGTGCCAAACATCGAATTCATGAGTTGCTGGGAGAGCCGCTGATTTACCAGCGTCATAAACCCCTGCGAGATCGAACCGAGCATACTCTTGAATACCGCCGTCACCGAGGCACCGTGTTTCTGGGCGTCACCCAACATCGCAGACAGCGCCGTTGTAGAGTTGCTACGCAGTCCCGCCCACATCTTGTTGTCCTCGACAAGGGCGGCGTTGTCGTTCGCCTTGATCGTGGCTAAATTCTGCGCGCGCTGCTTGTCCTCGGCGTTCTGGTACTTCGCATCGATCGCGGCTTTCGCGGCGTCATAGGATTCGTCCAGTGCCAATTTTTCAACCAGCAATTCGCGTTCCTGTGCAAGTTGCTGGACGGCTGCATCCGGGCCGACGACGCGCACAGTTTTGATTTCTGCCATTTTTGCCGCGATGGCCGCGTCACCGGCTTGCTTCAAGTTGTCCAATTTCTCTATTTCAAGACGTTTGCCTTCCTTGTTATCGTATATCTCAAGCGCAGTTTGCGCATTACGCGCCACTGTGGCTATCTTGACGCGCTCGGCCTGCGTGAGTTTGAAGCCAGAAATATCCTGCGCCCAGAACGTCGCCTCGAGTTGCAGCATGTCGCGCTGGTTGGCGCCGGTCGCCGCCAAGTCCTCCTTCTGCGCTGCAAGTTTCTCGCGCAAATCCTGCATGACGGTCGAATCGCCCTTCGTACCTCTTTTTAGCATGGTCTCGCGCGCCAGTTCTGCGGAATGCAACTGTTCCTTGGCTTTCGCCAAAGACGCGTTATTATCCAACGCCTCCTGACCCTGTTTGACCTTGATCAGATCGGTGCGCGCGGCAATTTCGGCACGCAGACCCTTGATCACGGTATCTACGTCATCAGTCTCGCCGCCCCGCTTGGCATACTTACGCGCGGATTCCTGTAAATTTATCCACTCGGCTTCCTGTTTGGTCTGTTCGGACTTCTTGGCGGCGATCGCGGACTCCATCTTGAGTTTGGTTTCCAAGAATGTGACCTGATTCTGTGCGTTCCGCACGTCTTCCGCGTTGCCGCCGTGCCTCGTGAACTGCGCCACAACTCCCTTGGCTTTAGCCAATTGTTCCGTCGTGGTGTCCTCACGCAGCATGCGCCCAAAGAAATTACCCAGCGCGTCATACGCACCAACGATGTCGTTCTTGAGCGAACGGAACCCCATGCCGAGCGGACTCAACCGATCTTTCATGGTGCCGAGTTGCACGTTCATGGCGTCACCCAGAACAAGTTGCGCGCCTTCCTTGTCGCCGGATTCCTGCAATAGCCGGATGTGCTCGATCTGTGCGGCGTTCAGGAAGTGCCAGGCTTGGTTCAGTTTCAGCGCACCCTTATAAGGGTCTTCAAACACCTTGATCAGATTACCGGCGACAACTTCTATATCTTCGCCCGTGGCTTGCGCGTAACGAGCGGCCATCCCAACCAATTCCCCAAGTACCTTGTTGCCGAGCTGACCGGACGCCACGAGTTGCTGGACGACCGCTTCCGAGGCGGTCACAGAGATGCGCCCGGTATCAGCCATTTGCTCGGCCAGGTTGTGCGCGGCGTCTGCGGTCATGTTTGAATAGTTGCCGGTCAACCGGATCGCGTTGTTCATGGCGTTGAATTTCTCGGCCGATTTCTCGGCGGCATAGCCGAGCGCACCGATCGCCGCGATGCCAACCGTCCACCACGAGAACAGCATGTTCAGCTTACCGAACGATTGCAGCAGGATCGTGCTGCTGCCAGCCATGCGGGAAATATCGCCGCGACTGAATTCGCGAACCAGCACGACAGATTCTTTCATGGCGAGAGCGTTGACCTTCGTAGCGGCTGCATGGGCACCCAATGCTTCAGTATCCTTGATGGTAGCAGCGGTAGCCACATTGGTTTCCAGACCCATAATCGCCATCGTCTCGGCGCGGGCCATGTTCAAGCGAATCATGTTCGTCGCTATGATGGCTTCCATCTTAAGTGCTTTTTCTTCTACAGAGATCCCCGCAGCGGCTACCCGCTGAGACGCGGCGAGTTCATAATTAGATGCAGACAAGGCAGCCGTCGTACCCGCCAACCGTATCTGTTCAGCCATAGCCACGCGTTGGGCGAGAGTTAGCCCCGACACTGCATCAACTTCGGCTTGTTTGGCGGTAACGGTAATTTCGGAACGTCGGATGTCTTCGAGATTGGCGGCACGGAGCATTTTCTCCGTGGCCATCAATTCGTTGGTTGCCGCAGTTTGGGTCTGGACCGCCGCCGTTACTTCCGCGCCGACCGATGTTTTCGAGAATGTGGCGAGTTGACCGTTTACTTCACCAACCGTTTTCTGCAACGATTTGAACGAGGACTCAATATCCTTCAGCCCGGCGGTTGCTTGATCGCCGAGTTTGAAAGTCATTGATACGGTCATGTCACTCATTGTCGCCGTCCTCCATCCGTTTACATGCCTCTTCTACCTTACCCGAGGCTTCGCCGTCAAGAGCTGCCGCAATCGCCATGCTCGTCAAACGCACCGTCTGCGCGGCTGCGCGGCCTTCGCGCAATCGTGCGGCACGGGCGAAACCCTTGATTTGAGCTAAGGTGTATCCGTCGATGTCGGCGCGGCGGTGTCCGGCTGCAATGAGGGAATCGAGGGCATCGAACCAGTTTGCGCGGATGCCAGTAGCACTCCCAGCTTTGGAAGCATCCGCTTTTTGAAAAAATCGGCGTTGACCTCAAATATGGCTTTGATCAGATCGGTGGCTTCGTCCATAGCGAGGGCTTCAATGAAACCAGCATCCTTGCCGGTCGCCAGTACACAGAGTTGAACCGCTGTGTCGCCGCCGTCCGCCAGCGCCGGAAGAAGCCGCATGTGCCAGTCGGAGGCGAACACCAACGCCCCGTCATCGCTCACGCCGATCAGCCCAGAACTTACCAGCGAGACCAGCAACGGTTGCAGCAAACGCATCGCTTTCAAGGATTGGCCGAAAGCGAAGGGCATGATGACAAATTTCTCACCGCCCGCCGCCACCGGTTTGCCGTCAGGGAACAATACCTCCAACGATCCGTCCGTCATGGTTTAGCCTTTGGTCAGTTGCAGGAATTGCGAGTATGGCGCGGCAGCCGTCGGCAGCGCAATGGTCGTATCCTGAATCAGCATACCGTTCAGTTCGATGTTGTTGTGCTTCTTGTCGATCAACGACCACAACTTCGACATTTCAAACTGGCCCTGGTAGACCAATGCGCGAGTTTGCTGGTTGTTGAAGGTGTTGACTCCTTCCAGCAGCATCGTGAAATACTGGATGCCGGTAGTGAAGGCTTCCACTTTGCCGCCATACGCGCCGTAACTGTAAGCCGTGGTGAGGGCAACACCTTCCTGACCATCTGCCACGAGACCGAAGGTATCAACGAAGGACGGTACCAGCAACGAACCTGGCAGAATCGTAATTACGCCAGATGCCGCGTTGTAGGTGTAGTCGGTATTAAGGGCCAGTATTGCAGCGGCCATATTCACTTGGAATGTAACCCCTGTGCCCGCGCCAGGAGTCGTAACCGCCGCTGTAGGGGCGGTATATCCACTGCCGGCAGAACCAGGAACAATGTAGGCTCCGACGATCACACCGGCGGCATTGGAAATGGCATAACCTACGGCACCCGCACCTGTACCTGCAAGGGTCAAGGCAAATACTGTATTGGCGGCGTACCCTGTTCCGCCCGCTGTTACCGCAATGGAGGACAGCGCACCAGTCACGCCAGCGACCGGATTTCCATTCACATCGCATTTCGCCAGTTTGATCACTACGGCGGAAACGCCGGGGGCGGACATCAGTACCTTTTTACCGTTGTAGGCAAGTGCCAATTCGGCGGCAACCGACCCGGCTGCCACACCCCCGCCAGAAGTATCCGTGCCGAACAGGGCTTTGACCAGATTATCCTTGGAGAAAGCCAGTAGGTTCGCTTTGACACTCAATTTGGTGGAGGTGACGGCTCGACCAGAAGTCAAACCGAGACCAGAAATAGATTCTTCGATCTCGTCAAAGGTTTGGGCGACCGAAACCTCAAATTTATCGCAGTCGCCGACGTTGACAAAGCCGCCGACGGGCAAGCCGTTCAAAGCGCGGCGTTGCAGGGAGAGCGCACCCTGGAGTACGCAGTAGGAACTATCGTTGAATGCCATGGTGATTTCCTTTCAATTATGCCGGGACGCGAATTGCGTACCTTTGCCTATAACACAACCGATCAGGATTGGTGCCTGCCAGTCGTTGCCCCTGATATAACCAGCGGCCCCCGTTCGGTGCATCTGTCGCATGAATCGCAGTTCTCGCCGCCCGAAGTAACGGGAACTGTACGTTTATTAAGTCATCTTGTGACACATACGGAACATACAGCATTACGAAGTATTCCACAAGTAACACCTGCATGGCGGGAACCATGCCACCCTCTGTGTCGGTGGGGTCGTCACCGCCCAACAATACCCAAGCCGCGGGAAGCGGTATTTTCGTTAGCGCCGGATCGGCAGGTCTTCCCCCGACCGCGAACCCAGCCGAATTAGCCAGCGCAGCAACCGTTGCCAGTTTGGTGTAGAGATCGAGGGCGAACGCATCGCTCATTACGATGCGCTATCGGGTGCGGGTTTAGCCGACCATGACGGCGCGGCCTTGACTGGCACAACGACCGTTGGCAGCGGCTGAAACGAGGCACGCAACGACCCAACCAGCCAGTCGTAGGTGTCGTCGTCCATGTCCACGGTGTCACCAGTATGGTGCTGTACGCCGTCCACATCCTTGAAATCCTGCGATAGAATCACTTTCTGGGTCATGTTGTTTCTCCTTTAGTAACACTGCGCCCGCACTGCGGACATTTCAAACATTCAACCAATTTGCCGTTGCCGCCGGGCGACAGGGTAACAACGTCATTGCTACCGATGAAGTCCGGCACACCGGCAAGCGTCTCCTGAATAGCTGTGCCGGGCAGCATCTCAATATCGCATTTACGGCATCTCACGGCATCGCCCCCGTTTCAATAAACGCTGTCGCCATCATATCCAACTGTTCCAGATCCTCCGGCGACCAGCCAACAAACTCGCGCGCCGCCATATTACCGTATCCGTCTTGCAACGCCTTGGCGTAATCCAGATGTGTACCAATTTCCACGCCGTTGCCGTTTACCTCAAATCCAAAACTGCCGAGCAACACGCCTTCGTCCCACAACAGGCCACGATGCAATGTCGACGGTTTTGCCTGGCGGTTCTTTAGTGTCCGTAACTGCCAGTCCGCCCAAGGCACGCCATCCGGCGAAATCTTGGTCGTTTCGATGCGTTCCTCGATGCGGTGTTCCTGCCAGGTGCCAACCATCTCAAGTAACTGCTCGGGATGGGCGAGACGTTCGATCATCGCGCTAATCTCGGCCATTACTGCGCTGTCGTCAACGGTCACACTCATGGCTTCTCGATATGCGCCAGCACGACGAATCCAAACGATGTGAATGTCGGTGCATCAATCACATACCTATCGCCGTTCTCATCAACAATCACATCATTCTTCAAAATCTGGCCTATGGTGTGGGCGTTTATGTAAAATTCCATCACCGGCATACCGGCTGCGGATTCGGTCGGCGACGGGAATGCGGACGGGGCCGTAGCTTTGTCGCGCGAGGTATAGGCGAATACTGGCAATGCTGTTGCAATCGTCGAGTCAACCTGCTCCATCACACCGGTCACAGTGTAGGTAGGCCGAACGATGCTCACCGTGCGGTTGCACCTTATCGCAGCGATCGGCAGGATCTTCTGCATGTCCGCGATATAGAAAGTTCCCTGCGCGCCAACGAACCAGTCACCTATCTGGATATTCGTTCCGTCCAGCAGAGCGGTCCAGTCCGGCACTTTCGGTTTGTTGTATCGAGAATACTCAGACCCCGTGGTGAAGCCGGCCATGACGTTCGTATATAGCGGCGTTCCGCCAACAGGGTTGAGCATCGACGCGGGGCGGTACACACTGCACGGAAAGCCGATACGCTGGGCGGCGATGCCGTACCCACGATCAATTATGGATTGGAGTCCGGCGCCATCCATCTCAGCAACGAACTAGGCGAACGGAGTTGGATGATGCCGACAGACCTGGTCCGGGGGAGTACCCCAGAAAGGCGCACAAGCGGCGGCGCAGCGAAGTGTAGAGTTGCTCGCGGTCGTTAAGCACATTCTGATTGCGCTCCCACACCGCTGCCTTGTTGGTGTCGAGATTCGTGCCGTCGGCAATCATCAGGACTTCCATGGCGTTGAGGGGAACCAGGTAGCTCGCGGACAGAATGGTTTCTTCTTCGGGACGCAGGGTGTCGAGCCGGGTAAACAGGGTGGTCCGAACGCCCGGAACGATCCAGGCGTAGGCCGCGTCCTGCGTGTCGGTGTACGCATACTGCCCTTGTGACGGGTAGCCCATGAACCGGCGGCAGTCCGATATCTGGGTAGATGTGAGCGCCATAGGTTACTTTCCGCGTTTCGGCGCGGGCTTCACGGAGGTAGTTGGTCCCGTCGAGCGTTTCACCGTCGGTTTCAGCACTACCTGAAACGCGGTGTTTGAGCGAATAATTTTTGGGGTGGGCATGGTTTACTCCTTTTTGGTAGCTTCGTCCAAAAGGGCGTTCATCTCTGCCTTCGTGGCATTACTTTTCACTTCGATGCCCATCGCAACCAACGTGGCACGCAGCTGCGTACCGTTCATCTCGGGCGCGGGGTGGACGGCCTTGCCCTCAGTGGCCGTCGGATCGGCGCTAAACCAGCTACCGGATGCGACGTACTCGCGCGCATCGCAGGCATCTACGGAGGCCGGAACACCTTTTGCGTCATAAACAGTAACAAGAGCCATTGTGTCTCCTTAAAAAAAATGGGCGGCGTGATGCCGCCCTGGGCATTAGTTCAATTCTTCCAGCGTGTAGTCGTAAATCTGAACTGCATTCCCCGCTGCGCTGATTGAGAAGGCCGTAAAGAAATCCAATGTTTGGGCAGCGGTGGAATCGAAACCTGTTCCAACGGCTGGAGCCGTCGCAGGAACCATCATTATTGCTCCAGAATTCACCCCGTCCACTTGACCGGCGGTAAGCGTGAACATGATTCCGCGCAGACTACCGATACCGAGAAGTTTTGCGGTAGTGGTCGCCCCCACAGAGTCGCAGCGCAAATCGACTTCCAAAGCAAACGGAAGCAAAGTGTGCGCTGCCGCGTTCAGTTGGATGGCGCCAGAGGTCCACGCGATCACCGCACCCAGCATCATTTGAAAAGAAACCGTACCGGGCGTGGTGATGATGTTGGAGATTCCACCAGCAACCTTCAAACGCAACTTCTTACCTGGCACGAAGTAATTGGCGGGGAGTTGTACCACTTCGCTCCTGTTGATCACAGAGTTTGCTGTGGTGAAGGCAGAAAATGCGGTCCCTGCCGCTGTCTGAGCGGCAAGAACGGCCGGAATAGAACCATCTGCCGCGCCGACTCCAACAT